TGAGGTGAGACCAGACGGCACAGTGCTTGTAGTATCTACAAAGAACAAAGTAGAAGTATGTCATGGTAGTAACGAAGTCATTGTAGAAGGTGAAGCAAACCTATCTTACAAAGGTAATTTAACTCTTAATGTAACAGGTGATTTTAATGTCAATTGTAGAGATTATAATGTCCACGCTCGAGGCAGTAAAACCGAGCAGATCGACAATAATTCGAAGACGTCTATATTTGGAAATTCTGGTAATTCGGTTTCAGGTTCGTTTATACAGAGCGTTGCAGGTAATACCACGGACCTTACTTTGGGTACGCAAACTCTTGTCACGAAAGGGGATCTGGTAGTAGCAACTGAAGGTTCACAAGAAATAGTGTCTAAGGGACCAAGTATATACACATCTGAAGAACAGATTAATATGTCTTCGCCTGATATTAATATTGTGGGAACTGACATTGCCGTAGCCGGTAATAGAGGCACGATAGGTGGAGGTACTACGGTACATTATGGATCATCATTCCACGGCAATCTAAAAGGTACTGCGGATCACGCGGTAACTGCCGGTAGCTTAGGCGGTGGAGCAGGAATCAGCATATTCAATTCAGTAGGTACTTTATTAGTCGATGGAAGTGGCGGCGGAAGTGGCTCAGGTAGTATTACTCATACCGCGACTGCGAATCCAACCGAAGGAATGACTAATTCTTATCTTACTATTGGAGATCGTGGTATACGTAAAGTTCATATTGATGTTGATGACTATCTCAAGAACGAGCTTCTTGTAAGAAAACTTACCGTAGAAGAAGTTAGATCTAAAATGAGAGAACAAACAAATAGAGACTTTGGAGAGTTTACAGCATATCAAGTGGCATCTGGTGCAATGAATGCTAATTATGCCAATACAGTACCAAGTGAATATGGTAGAGTTGCAGTTACATCTACAGCTCAGCCACAACGAGGAGTCAATTCATTAGGCCAAGTCGGCGGAGTTGCAAAGGTACAAAAATATAAAACAGGTGAGCGTAAGGTTAATTGGAATATCATACCCGAGCTTAAGTTTAAAAACAATATTCTTGGTACAGTCACGACAAATACTATTATTAATCACGACACATCAATAGGTAAATTTATTGGTACTGACGATCATGGTAAGTTTAATCTATTAACTAATACTGTTAAACAGCAAATCGCAAAGAACTATTTTATTATATCTGAGTTAATGAAAACGGTATCGAATAGTAATCATACACCTACAGAATTTGAAAACTATTCATTAAAGGTTGTTGAAGGTTACTATAGTCCAGAGACATATGGTATCGGACCACCCGGTAAATTACAAGAAGAGAAGCTTACAGCTAATGGTATTTTAGATTTAAGAAGCAAAGGTCGAGCATTAGTCTTCGAACTCAATGATCAGGCCGGGAACATAGACTTAGCTGCAACCTTTGATTTAGCAAAGGCATGGAGCGAAGTAGGTTATTTTGACAAACTTACATTAGATTATGACTCATACGATCCATTTGGCGATCTTAATGCACAAATTATAATAGAGATACCTGACATAACTTCTTTCACTGGTATACGATTTAAGCGTGATGTACAAACACTATACAATAATAACGTGCAATCTAATGATGCATTAGTCGAAATAAAGTTATAAATAGATGAAAAAGGTATAACATGGCAAGACAACTATCTATAGAAGACGGAAACTTAGCTAGCTCGATACTTACATCGAGACAGAAAAGTTATTCCGACATTGACTTGCTATTTGATAAGAAACCTAGTGGAGATATCTACAAGAAGCAAGAAGCGGCTGCGGTAAAGCAAGCTGTAAAAAATATAGTTTCTACAAATCGGTACGAAAAGCCATTCAATATGACGTTTGGTTCTAATATAACAGGTATGTTATTTGAACTTGCTCATTCACAAATGGATAGATCTATAGAACAAGATATAAGATCTACATTGCATAAGTACGAACCTCGTGCAAAAATCATGGATATTAATATTGTTAGCAATCCTGATGCATATTCGCTACGAGTAAGACTTACATTCAGAGTACTGACTACTGGAGAAGTTATTGATTTAGAAACTACTATATCGAGGTTAAGGTAAATGGTTACTACAATTAGATCGACAGATTTAGATTTTACAACGATTAAAAATAATCTAAAGCTTTCATTAAAAAACAATACTGAGTTTGCGGACTATAACTATGAGGGTTCTGGTCTTTCTAATCTTCTTGACGTATTAGCATATAATACACATTATAATGCATTGATTGCAAACATGGCATTGAATGAATCTTATCTTACAACGGCACAGTTAAGATCATCGGTTGTATCACTTGCAGAAGCTATTGGTTATATGCCGGCATCTAAGACTGCATCTACTGCAACTGTTAATTTATCAGTCAATACAGGTAATCTCGCTGGCCGTCCATCTGTTCTTTCTATACCTCGAGGAACACAGTTTAATACAACAGTTGATGATGTAGCATACACATTTGAAACAATAGGAACATTAACTGCTACTGACGATGGATTTGGTTTATATGTATTTAAAGATAATTTAAATCAGGAAGCCATTACAATAAAAGAAGGTACGAATACACGTAAAACGTTTATTGTAAGCGAAAATTCTATTGACACAACATACGTTATACCTGATAAAAATATGGATACTACTACAGCATTTGTAAGTGTATTCGATGATTTAAACACAACCACCTTTGCTACATACACAGATTTAAAACAAGCTGATGCTATTGATGATCAGTCTAAGGTATACATCTTAAGAGAAACACCGAACGGATTCTATGAATTATCTTTTGGCGATGGATATACATTAGGTAAGGCACCGGCCGCTGGTAATAAAATCGTAGTAGATTATCTTTCTACAAATGGACCAGTTGCAAACGGAGCTACAACGTTTACTCCTATTAGTCAGGTAAGTGTGACTACAGGCTCTGGTACTAATTCTTACAATCTTACAACTACTACCGTGACTAAATCAGTTTCTGGATCTAATGCAGAAACATTAGAATCTATTCGTAAAAATGCACCATTCTCGTATGCATCTCAAAACCGTATGGTTACAGCGGTCGATTATGCCGCACTTATTAAACGTAACTTTGGTTACCTTATAAAAGATATTCAGGCATATGGCGGTGAAGATGCTGTACGAAAAGAATATGGAGTTGTATTCTTATCAATTGTATTTAAAGATGATGTGACTCAACAAACAATAGATAAAACAAAGGGTGACATAACAGCATTAGCTACTCAGCTTCAAGTTATAACGTTTGATGTAAAGTTTGAAGATCCTGATATTACATATCTTGAAACAGAAGTTAATTTTCAGTTTAATCCTAAGTTTACATCATCATCTGTTCAAGAGATTCAAAGTAGAGTTGATGATGTAGTTACAAATTACTTTGCTAATAACACAGGCTTATTCAATCAATCATTTAGACGGTCAAATCTATTAGCACTTGTTGATGATGTAGACCCATCTGTTTTATCTTCACGTGCAGATTTAAAATTACAGAAGAGATTTGTACCATTTATTGGAACTACTGAATCAGTTACTCTTAGATATGCATCACCTATTGCAGAACCTAGCGATGAAAAACCTGTCATACAATCTACACCATTCTTTTTAGATGGCTATCGTGTAGAGATAAGAAATCAATTAGATAGTTATAAACTACAATTACATGCAACAGCAACTGATACCGTTTATATTGATAATGTAGGTGAATACGCTCCGTCTACAGGCATTGTATCATTGACAGGCATAAAAGTAGATAGTATTATTGGTGGTAATAACTTTATTAAAATATCGGCCGATGCAGCAAATATGTCTGTATCTTCACCTGGACAAAATCAGATCGTTGTATTTGATGATGGTCCGTCATTCGTACAAGCAAAAATAGTTACAACGAGCTAACATGTCATTAGATAAAACATTACGCGATATTAATCGACGGCCACTATCGGTCTTAGATAAGAAGCAAGTTACTGGTATTTTGCCTGAATATTTTCAGAGCGATTATCCAAAATTTACATCTTTCCTTGAAGCATATTACGATTATGCTGATAGTGACATATCGCCATCACGTCTTATCGATGAATTATTTTTAAGTCGTGATATTACACAGATTGATATAGACCTATTGTCATTCATAGAAGATGAATTATTATTAGGCCAACAATACTTCGAAGGATTTAGAAATAAAAGAGAAGCCGCTGACTATTCAAGTACGTTATATAAGTCAAAAGGTACTAAATACGGCATAGAGCAATTCTTTCGTGTATTCTTTAATTCATTTGCAGAAGTAAAATACACTAAAGAAAATCAATTTATTGTTGGTAATGTACACGATTTAGAAAAAGAAAAAGCAAATCATAATGCTGGTATATCACCATACGCACCTGAAATCTTAATTTCTGCATCACGTATCGGTCCTGATGATCAAAGATATATAACAGATGATAAGCTATACCAAAAGTATGCATTACTCATCAAGTCTACATTACCTATAGACACATGGAGAGACATATATAAATTATTTGTTCACCCTGCAGGCATGTATGTTGCGGGTGAGGTTCAGATTGTAAGCATTGCAGAACCAGAATATTTGCTTATGCCTCCAGGTATTGCGGATTCTACAGGGCCACAATTTACAGGTGTGGCAGATGTTGCGGTCTTTCAATTCAATGCGACTAATCATATTGTACAGGATTTAGGTTCACAGCCTGAGCCATTTACACTTGCACCTATACAATTAGGTCAGTTACAAGGTGGCATGATGACACTACAAGAATTCGATAACAACTTTGATACATTGGCAGAAGGTGCAAACGCAGGATCGCAAACAATGGATGAAGATAGTGTGATTGGTGACTCATCATATCCAAGAATGTCAAGTAATAACCAACCACTTCTTAATTTTAGTAACGACTTCTTCTAAAAACTATTATAAATAGTGATAACTTTTAAAGAGAGATAACATGGCTAGACAAAATATTAATACTGGCGCTACCGCAAACGACGGTACAGGTGACTCATTACGTAATGCCGGTACAAAAATAAATCAAAACTTTCAAGAGTTATATCAATTCCTTGGCGAAAGTGATCAGGTATCTCCGTATTTGTTCCTTGATTCTGATGGCGTTCATTTTAACGGTGATAGTGTTAATGTATTTTTAACTAAATTAAATGTTGAAGATCCAACTAAAACTAATACCATTACATTACCAGATTCAAGTGGTAATGTTGTTTTAGATACGGCTGCACAAACGCTTTTCAATAAGACAATGGCACAAACTGCATTAACAGAGCCTAAGATTAAAGATAATGATTCTAGTCATAACTATGAAATAGTTCCAGGTGCATTGACTGCTAATAGACAAATTAATTTACCAAGCTTAGGTGATAGTGATACATTTGTAATGGCTAAGCATGCACAGACATTAGAAAATAAAACATTAGATTCAGCAACTGTTAATTTTCCGAAGATTAATCGTATTTTAGATACTAATGGTGCAACGGTCACAAAATATGAAGCGTTTCCTAATGCGGTAAATTTCTTATCAATGGGTGGAGAAGCAACAGGATATCCGCCATCAGTATATGTGGATGGAGCAGATGCAAATATTAACTTAGCATTAGGTGGTAAAGGTACTGGAGCAGTATTATTAGATACACGAGTTGCGTTAACTAGTTCGACACAAACTGCAGATGGTAACGTAAATGCTGAATTACCACTTACTATCTTTAATTCATCTACGCCTGTAACTGGTTACGTAGCAGACGGAACAGTTATTGGTGAATTAAAGTACTTTGTAAATAACGGTACAGGTACAGCAACTGTACAACCAACAAATTTTGCCGGCGGAACAAACACAGCTTTTACTCAAAATCAAGCCGGATTTATGATATGGACTGGTGCGAATTGGCACCTAGCATCAAAACAATAGGATAGATAAATGCCAGCAATAGTTACAGACAATTTTAAAAGACGGGTCATTGATACTCTAAT